GTTGAATAACCGGATCTTGCATCTTGGCCATTTGCTCTTTAAGTTGCTGCTCTGCTATGTCCCGACCAAGCAATCGACTTCCAGCTTCAGCAACCAAGGCCGATATTCGTACTTCGATATCCTTGGGAAGAGGTTCGTCGGGCGGAGGCAGCGGCACTCCGAGTTCTTTTTCAATCTCCTGCCTGTACTGAAAGCCAAGATGTTCAAGAACATGAGCCGCAAGCGCCGCTTCAATTTGTTTTGCCTTGGGAGATGATTGAATAATCTGCATCATCTTAGGATCCTTGGCTGCATCCATATGAACTTGAATATGAGAAAGATGATCTTGAAACATATAAGCACGAACAGGGTCTGTTTTAAGAAGATTCATATTTTCTGAAACGGGATCCAACGCCTTCACATCATCTTCAGTCGGAACAATCTTGTCGGCATCTTCAATTCCTAAGACATCTAGCATCTGTCGATGAAGCTCAGACAGGTTATACAACTGAGGAGCAGTAGAAGCCAACTGAAGTGCTGCTTGGTACTGCATAATTCTTTGCGCCATCGTCGAAGAGTTAGGATCTGAGACCGGGATAACATCAATTCGATTATCGAAATCCTGTGCTTTGAATACCTCATTGCCGTCTACTTCCCACTCGTAATCTTCCGGCAAATAATCTCGGACAATGTTAGAAAGAATCTTAAACTCTTTCTTCATGGCGTAATGAACACGGGCTTGAATTGCATTCATTACCTTCATTGACCTTTCAATAATCGCCAAGGTTGTTCCGACCGGAGCTTGCTGGTTCATGTCCGAAACCTTCATGTCGGTGATCGAAGCAAACCTTCTTCCCTCTTCTACAATATTGTTCAACAACTGGAACAAAACATTGGAAGGTTCTTTGTAAGGAAGGAATGTGATGTTGTCCCGGATTGCTCCGCCCGGAACATCTACGTCTCTAAACTCACCCGGCATAATCGGAGAGTCATCTCCCTTAATCCTGAGACCTCTTGCCTTAAGACCTCCGGGGAGATTTGCCAGGGTTCCGGCATCGACCAGTTGACGAAGAAGAGATGTTGACGATTTAGTAATACCACCGATAAGGTGAATAAGACCGAAACCATAAAACCCCATGCCCGGAAGGTATTCGTAATGGACAAAGTGATCCCTTCGCTTCTTAAGAGAGTCATCCTCCATCCAGTTCCTTCGGATAGACAAGATCTCGCTACTTCCTTTGTCAATACTGACAACATAAGGAAGAGCAATTCCCGTAGGATCCCCGTCTTGCATGTCCTCAAATCCTGCGAGATCCAAGTCAACGTGGACCTCAAAGACGGTATGTCGGCTGTCGGACGTAAAGCCCGGCGAATCGCCTGTTAGATCATCGTATTTTTCTTGAATGTCTGAAAGATCTGAACCCGCTTCAGACAGTTCGACATCTCGGTAAAATCCAGATACCTGAAGTTTACGCATTTCATTCGGAGTCTTCTTCATTACATGCGTAATGCGCTCCGCCATTTCAAGCGAAGGCGCACCATACGAAACAAGAAGATCTTCCGCAGGAATAAACATCGAACAGGGCCTACCCATATTCGGATCCCAATACACCTTCCTGAACGCACTACCAGCCAAAGCAAGATTAAACAACATCTTCTCTGTTTCTGAACGGTACTCAGGCATATCCTCAGTAATCAAGTAGTTCATGTACTCCTTGACCCTAAGAGATTGCTTTTCTTTTTCCTCAGTCATGCGACCAATCATCTTGGTCTTAACTGGCCCTGCGTTGGGGAAAATTTCCGTAATAGTCTGAGCTTGGAAGCGAACGACCGCTTCGGCAAGTACCGGATGCTGCACACCACAAGCACCGGGCCAAGGCGTACTTCGGTCTTCAATCTTCATACCAAGCTGATCAAGACCCTTGATGTATGTTTCTTCCCAGTCTTTGCGAGACTGCTTATCAGATCCACACATACCCAAGAGTTCAGAAGCAACCTCCTGAAGAACTTTTTCCTCGCAGTAATCAGCAAGGTTGGAGTCAAAAGAAACTTCTTCTTCCAATACATCCAAAGGATCAAGATCAATCATGATCCCGCCATCGTCAGTTTCAGAAATAACCATTTCGGGAGACATTGCGTCTGCAGAAATTTCTTCAACAAAAATATCTTCGGGAGCAATCCCGTTCATTCCTGCGCTGACTCCAGCTTCGATTACTGACTCAATGGCCATTAAGACTCCACCTAAATATAACTTCTTCCATAAACATCGCGGACAACTCCGCCCCGTTTATAGCCATGGGATCGTATAGATGATGCGATGCCTTCCATCCTTTTAACAACGCCACTATTCGGATTGGAAGACTTCAAGGATATATATTCTTCATGATTAAGATACTCATCGGCGGCTGCATCATACTTGCCATCTTTAATGAGTTTAAATGTTTTGTGGTTTTCTTTTAAAGAACCGCGATATCTAGCTGAAGCTAAATTTGCAAAAAGTACTGGATCAATGTTTTCAAGTGATGGACCCAATGCATTTATCAATGCCTGTGAATTTTCACGAATAAACGCTTTGTTTAAAACTTCTATTTCATCAGCACTTAACTTAGAAGCTTTTGCAATAGCATCCTGAACAGCATTTTCTCCTTGGTCATTTTTTACACCGAAAAGAGGCTGTACTTTATTTATAATTGTTTCAGGAACTCCCAACCCTTGCAAAACACCTTCATTGTGTTGACCCAAATCAACGCCTAAACCTACGGTTGCTCCAGAGTTTCCATACACAGAAGGAAGAGCGTAATAATCAGGAGAAACTCCTTCATGCTCTTTAATCAAATCAAAAGCGGCTCTTTGATATTCGTCCAATGTAAAAGCCTCAGTACGGGGAATAGGAGTGTTTTGGAACAAATTCAATATCTTCATCGCTATGAAGAGGAACAAAGCCACCTTGCCTAAAGCGAAGTAGTGCCTGCGTGGAAGAGTCAACAAGGTCATCATGTGCGGCTGCGCCCGGGAACCCTGCAAATTGTTCAATCACTTCCTCTGCAAATCTTTTGTTTGGAGCCCATATAGCTCCTGAAGAAAACAAATCAGACACTGCGTTTACGCGAGCAATCTTATCTCTTCCTCTGGATGGAGTGTATTCACTGACCAAAACGCCCATCTGTCTTAACTCAAAAATCAAAGGAGATCCAGCCGCTTTGGCCTCTACAATACACGCATCTGGTTTCCATTGCGTGTATTCTTCATATGCTCTTCTTTTTAGTTCAGGAAATTCCATTCGTTTCTGAAAAGCATTTAAAAGAATAACGTTCGGCCTAAGCCTTCCATCCTCTGTGCTGTCTGTGTAGAAAACACCCCAGGTTGTACAAGCAGAATAGTCTGCTCTTTCTGTTTTTAGGAACGCTGTATCCCAAGACTGGATCAAGAACTCACAAATAGGGGGGTCCGGTTCTTCCCACACTCTCCACCATTCTCTTTTAATAATTGCTGCTTCGTCTGCGCTTGGATCCTGTTGATACTGAGCGGACCACTTTGACGCAGGAAGCTCTGCTTTAACTTTTTCTAGCTCATCAATTGGCCAGAACTCGGGCCAAACTGGATTTCCCGATGGCAGAATGGCAGGGAATTCAATCACCTTCCACTCGTCAGTCCCATCTCGCTCTGCTGCATTCTTAAGTAGCTGACCTGTCAGGTCGCGTTGTGACCATCGGGTAGCGACCTGAATGATTTTTCCCCCGGGCTGAAGACGCTGTCGGGGTCCAGAGGTATACCACTCATAGACCCTATCGAAGACCGATGGATCACCCATCTGCGCCTCTTGCTCTGAGTGGGGGTCATCGATGATGAGCAGGTCAGCACCTTTCCCCGTCACAGCACCCCCCACACCAATCGCGAAGTACTCACCACCATGATTGGTATTCCAACGACCTGCTGCCTTTGAGTCTGACCTAAGTGCTACGTTGGGGAATACGGACTTAAACTCATCCGAGTCCACCAAGTTTCTCACTTTCCGGCCAAAACCAACGGCGAGTTCTGCTGTATGCGCTGTCTGGATCACCTTCTTGTCGGGATAGTTTCCAAGAAACCATGCCGGAAGCAGGTAGGACGCAAACTCAGATTTGGTATGGCGAGGTGCCATGTTGACAATCAAACGATTGTACTCACCCCCAACTACATCTTCGAACGCTTCCCCCATAATCCTGTGGTGTGAACCCTCCACAAAGGCTGGCCACACACGACGGACAAACTCCATGAAGTTGTCCTGAGCTTTTTGATTTTCTTTTAGTTCATCAAGCCGGTCAATAATGTCCAGAATATCCCGCTTGTCCTCGTCGGGAATAAACTGAAGAAGATCTTTTGCTGAAGTCAGATCTACTGACAGATAACTGCTCCTTAGGCAAGAGGGGCGCTCAATCTTAATGATCAATCAAGAGAGCGCCCCTCATTGGATCCATTCACTTTTCAATGCAAAGCCAGATAAGCATTGAGGCAAACAAATCCAGCTTGATTATAGGACTGGGTTGACTTATATGTCAATGGGATAAACGATACTTAAATAGTGGATGGTTTAACGGCTATTCACGCCATTATAAGGAGATGACATGTTGAAAGCGGTAGATATTCGGCCAGTTTGGCAGGATATTGTCCCTGGTATTCTGAGTATATGGGAACAACTTCCCTGGAAAGACTGGATCCCGGAGGACATATACGCGGCCTGCCTCACTGGAGGCGCTGCAGTTCTGGTTAAAGAGGATGTCCACCCTAAAGATGCCTTCATGGTGGTCCGTATGGACACTACAGACTCCGCTAAGAACCTGTTCATCTGGATTGCATGGTGCCCGGACGAAGAAGGTGCTGCTTCGATCTACACAGATCTGGACGAAATCGCTGCTTCCAACGGCTGCACGGCCATTGAGTTTGTTACTGGCGAACAAAAGCTCGCCGAATTCGCCGGGAAGTTCGGCTATGACAAGGTGATGTACGAGG